ATGTCATACTTTACCTTTCCATGTTCTAAATGGTTTGTTATCTGAATGGTTAAGCCATTTCTTCCATTGGGAAGAATCTTGTGACCATCCTTCTCGGACGGCTTTTTGATATACCACCATTGGTATTTCTGCTATATGACGAAACTCTTTGCCTGGTGTATTTTCAGAAAGAGTTTTTACATAATCTAAAGTTGGCTGTATGTCTTGTTGAGTATGATAAACAATTTTATCACCCTCTGTTGCAAATACAGATTTATAACCTTTCTTATGATCTATTAATGTTGTTCTTGCCATGTGTAGATTTTAGCACAAAAAAAAGGGATGCCGAAACATCCCTTTAAGGTAATTGACTAAACTTACGATATGTTTAAGTCAGAAACGATACTGTGAGCAGCTTCGTTAGATACTTCTAACCCGTACTCAACAACAATCATTTTTGTCTCAGCATCACCGATAGTAGCGATATCAACAGTTTTGAAGTCTCTGAGATATGATACTTTAGCGAACTCTGGATCTACCAATAGCAATGATCTTTCTCTTGATCTGTTTGATGGAACGATTTTTAGTTCCCCAAAGTCAGAAGAGTAGACAGCTACTGAAGCTTCCACAGTGTTTGCATCAATGTTTTGTCTAGCTTGAGTTCTACCTGTGAAACCAGAAATAACTTGTTTGTTATGTGGCCCACATATTGCTAGTGAAGGTTCTCCACCATTTGCAAAACACTTTTGTAAAGAAACTTTTAATAAAGGTTCTGTTAAGTCTCTTAGAGTTCCAGAATCTGTTGGAGCAGTTCCGTTACCAGTAGGTGCAGACCCAGTTTGGTTATTGAAGTTAGTTTTAATCCATGATTCAAAACCACCAGTTTTTCTAGCTGTCGTTGCGTTACCAGTTGTTTTAGCGCCTTTTTGACAAAGTGCTTCTTCCATGTCTCTTTTCAATGCTTTAGCCATTATAGCTAATTGATGAGCCATTTCTGATCTTTTGCCAGCTGGATCTGAAGCGTCCTGCGAACCAGTTACAGTTGCGTCTCTGCTTGAAATCATAGCAACATTACTTACTCTTGTTGTAGCAGTTGAAGCAGCTCTTGAAAGTTCAAAACCTTCTAGCTGTCCAGTTGCTACTGGTGTAGGTAATACTTCTGTTTGCCAATCAAATACTACGTTTTTAATACTTTTTTTGCCAATTGATGACATAAAAGGTGTTTGCATTGGAGAGATATTGTAAATGATATTACTTAGATCTTCTCTGTCAGCTGTTGCCGAATATGTGTCAAAGGCGTTTGTTACTTTAGCCATTCTTATACTCCTGTATAAATAAAATTATGTTAAAAATTGTTCAAACACTTTAGCAGCATCCTGGACTCTTCCAGTTTTTGCCAAGGTTTGTTTTGCTTTCTTCGCTGGTGCTGCCGATTTAGGTCGGTTAGTCGTTCCAGGTCTGGCCACTCTTGCAGGTGCTTTTTGCGTTGGTTTCTTCTTTGTGGCTTCAACTGTTTTAGAGTTTAACCAAGCATTTCTTAAACCAAGCAAAGCACGATAATCATAAACCTGTTGAATTTCTTGAGGTGTATAACCTAAAGTATTCACGGCATAGTCGCTGATAGCTTGCTTTTCTTGTGACGCAATCTCTTGATTTTGCCATTCGGGGATAATTTCAATAAGCTTGTGCTGCCCGTACTCAACAAATTGTTGAATCTGAGATTGCTGTTTAACTTGTGCTTCTTGTTGAAGCCTTTGGTTTTCAGCATTTACTGCACCTAACTTTTCTTTCTTTTCATCCCAAAGCTGCTTTTCTCTGACGTAGCCGACAGGATCATCTTCGTACAAAGTGTTCCAATCTGGTTCGTTAGCCAATTCGCCCTGTAGTTGGGCTTCCATCTTCGGTAACAACTGCGAATAAATCGCATCTCTTTGCGCTAACTCTGCTTGCTGCTGCTCAATAGTTTTTTTCTGTTGAGAGAGTTCTTGTGTTTTACGCGTATAATCTTGCTGACGAGAATATCCATTAATAAGCTCCTCCTGCGTGACCTCTATCTCAGAGCCGTCTACTTTGACTCTGTATACAGGTTGCTGAGTTTCTTCTTCAACTTCTGTTTCTTCTTCAACTTCTTCGTCTTCGTATTCAGAATCTTCATCATCTTCATATTCTTCTTCAGATAATTCAGGCTCTTCTTCTAAGACTTCTTCTTCTACCACTTCTTGTTCTGTGACTGTTTCTTCAACCTTATCCTCTTCAGGGGTTAAAAAACTTTCAAACATGGAAGTAGCAACTTCCCTATCGGTTTGTAAAGCAGTCGGTTTATCCGTTATTGCCATAATAAATACTCCTTAATTGTATTTAAGGGTATTTTAGCTTAATAATGTAAAAAAGGGAAAGATTTAGCCTATATTCCTAATCTTATTAATATTGGATTGTGTAAGTTTTCCTTTTTCTGCAATGATACGCAGGTGTCTTTCGACCTCGGGTAATAATAGTAATGATCTGTGTATATCTTCTCTAGCGCTAACGTCAGCTATTTCCCTTGAGTTTAACCAATGAGTTATATATTCATTTTTAAGGTTTTCTATTGCTTCCTTAAAAACATCTGATGTTAATATTTGTTCTGCTTGTGCCGCTTTTAAAACTTCATCATGTGATACTGACATTTAGAATAATCCTCTTGGGTTTAATTGGTTGACTGAAAATCTATCATTAGCAACTGGTTGCTGAAGTGACAGTAAGGTTTTTTCTAAATCAGCCAGTCTTGTATCATAACCAGATAAATCTGGGGCTTGATAACTTGGCATTTCTATACCTTCTCTTGCAATGCTTAAGAAATCATCTTTATAATCTTGAGGATTAAATTGAGGCATACCAGCTATTTGCTGTTCAAGACCTCCAATTTGTTGTTGTAAACCACTTGGATCGAATGTTGGAATGTCTGTTAATTTAGCAAAACTAGATAAATCTGGTTGCTCATAAGATGGCATTTCTATGCCTTCTCTAGCTATGCTTAAAAAATCATCTTTATAATCTTTAGGATTAAAAGCTGGTAAATCTTGTTGAGTAATAAACTGACTTAAATCTGGTTGCTCATATACAGGTAAATCTTGTTGAGTAATAAAATTACTAAAGTCTGGAAGATTTAAGTTTTCTATTGAAAAGTCACTACCATTAGGAACTTGTGGAATCATCCCTGGTAAATCTTGTTGAGTAATAAACTGACTTAAATCTGGTTGCTCATATACAGGTAAATCTTGTTGAGTAATAAACTGTGATAAGTCTTGTTGTTGAGATGGCAAACCAAATAAGTTAGTAAAGTCTATTCCAGAATCAGCTATTTGTTGACGAATTGCGTCTATATCAATATTACCAAAATCAAGTCCTGGTGCTTGGGCTGGTGCTGAAGGTATATTACCAAAGATGTTTCTTGGTGGAGGCGTCTTATCTCTTCCGCCACCAGGTATTGTTACACCACCAATACCTCTTCCCAAAAAACCCATATCGTCAGGCTCTCTAAATTCTTGTTTTGGAGGAATTGGAGCTTGCATTGGCACGTTTAATTGTTGTTGTGTATATCCAGTTGGATCTCCTGGTGAGTAGCTTACGCCTGGTGTCATGATTTGAGACATTGGCATACCACCAGCTATAGAACGTGCGTAGTTCTGACCAGAGCTATAACCTGGGTCTGTTGTTGGGGAAAATACATTTAGTCCGCCATTAGGAATGTTATAGACACTACCAGGTCCAGCGTATTGGTTTAAAATATCAACACCTTGTAAACCTCCAACCTCATTGACTAAAGGAGTTACATCACCTAATGCTGCTATATATTCTTCTTGTGAGTATGTAGTTGCCATATTAACCTGTTACTAATTTATCTATTTTTTCGTCTAGCCTGTCTAAACGATCTATAACTCTATCTATGCTGACTGTAAGTTCACTCTTAGTTACATAATCTTTTGCAATTTCTTCGCGAGTCTTATTTAGCAGTATATCAACTCTTTTTAATTCTGTCGCGTTAGTCTTGATGTTATAAACGATTGGCGCTATTACCAATGTTACTATTATATTCCAAAAGGTTAAGCCATCCATTTCCATTAGATATGCTCCCAGTCTTTATTTTCAAACAGTAAAGCTTCTGCGTTTCTTCTTCTGATTAATCCTTCTAACACTTTGCCGCCAGCTTTATTCCATCTTTGTATTTGAGCTGGTACACCTTCATAGTCTTTGCTGTTTAACACTTTGAGAAGTGTAGATGCTTTTAAGTTAGCTGGCCCTAGGTTAAATACCCATGAAACCAAAGCATCAAACTGATTTTGATTTAGGTCAACTTCAACTAGGTTATTAACATATCCCTCGTATTCTTCCATTTCGTGAAGCAATAAATTATCTGCTTCTTGTTGAGTTACTAAGTCCCCTTCTTTAACACCCTTGGTATGTCCATAACCAATTGTCCAAACTCCAGCAGCACATTTGTATGCGTTGTATTCGCAGCCTTCAAATTTCTTAATTAATGATAATCCTTCTTGTGATATATTCATTAGTCTTTTTGAGTATTAGAAGCACCAAAGTAAAAAGATATAACTGCACTAGCCAAACCGCCAAGATAACCTAATACAAGGTTAATAAGAGCTTCTGAGTTTTGTTCTGGCGGTTGTAAGGTAACAAGGAATATATATCCCATGAATCCACCGACAACAGCTATACCCATGATACGGGCTGTCCAGTCTTTACTGAACTTACCCCTAGCATCTTGTACGTCAGCTACTTCTAGTTTAAATACATCTACTTCAAGCTCTTTCATTTGCACTTCAAAAGCGTTTTCAGCTTTTTTAAGTTCTAGCATTTGTTCTGGTGTTGCTGTTGCTATAGCTTTCTCTATAGCCTTTGGAGTGTTAGGAACGCCTAATACTTCAGCAATCATGTTAGCTGCCATTCCGCCCATAGGCCCACCTAAAGCAGTACCTAGTGTTGGAGCTACAGCACCTACAATATTTTTTAATAATCCCTTCATTTTTTATTTTTTTTAACTTTCTTTTTTGGTGGTCTTCCGACTTTAGTTCCGTATGTTCCTTTTCCTTTTGGCATAATTTTCTCCTTATTTAATAGTATAAATACACAAAGGCTTTTCTTTGCCTTTAACTGTAATTGGTTCTAACAATTTTAACTCAAAATTACAATTTTTGGCAGTCTCTTTACCTATCAATATATCTACCCCCACTTCCTTAGTAGCTGATTCAAGTCTGGCCGCTGTGTTTACTGGGTCGCCTATTGCAGTATAATCAAATCGTGTATCGCTTCCCATATTACCTACAATTGCATTTCCTGTGTTTATGCCGATACCTATCTCTATTCCTAAGTTGGCTTTTGCCATATCTTGTTGTATTTTCCTCCCTGCTTGGATTGCTTTATTCTCATGCTCATTTAAGTCTATAGGGGCTGAGAATATTGCCATCATTGCATCACCAATATATTTATCCACCATACCTCCAAATTCTTGTACTGCATTAGCTTGAATTGTTAAAGTCTTATTC